GCTGATAAGTGGTATGAGCCGAAGTTAATCTCGTCACGATACATTGTTGAGCGAGTAGAGTATGGGAAGAAGTCATGAGTAGACTCCAAGAAGCTATAGACATGTCAGGTAATGAGTTTGCTATGGGCTATGACGATAGCGGCTGCTTTTGGAGATTCTACTATGGGCGTCGGGGAGCGGGTTCAATGATGGAAGGATGGCCGAAGTTTGATAGTGAGTCCTCCGACGTAGAAGAAGCCATCGCTGAGTATATTGAGTTCCTGAAAAAGCTATAGTTTCCACCCCTCATATGGTATAATGTACCCATAGACAGCTACCGTTATCGTCCGGATGTGTCAGCATCGGACATAATTGGTGGCTTTTCTCACTTCTGCAAAAGATTTATGTAAGCTCCATGACGAAAGCAAGCAAGAAGCTCTCGTCTGGCAAAAAGGATACCCAGAGTATCAACGGCTCGCTGATAACGAGCTTATTTCTGATTTAGACGAAGCTCTCCCAGAAGTAAACGACGGCACTCTTGCCGCATCACTCTACAAGCTACCGAAACGAGTTGTATCTACCGACCTGACCGGCCGTGCCAAAGCTACCGATCGTGACGACGCATGGGTCACTGAACTCGCCAACATCGAGTGGGAAACCAACATTATCCCGAACGCTAACAGCCAAGCACCATTTCACCGCAAATGGAAAGACGCTGTTCGTAAAGCTGCAATCTACGGCTCAGTCCCACTCATCACCCTCTTCGTCGAACGGGGCAAATACACCGGCGCTGATTTTATCGTGGCTCAACCACAAGACGTACTCCTCGAGCCTGGCAAGGTATCTGACTACGACTCTGACTTCTTCTTCTGGGAAGTCTACTACTCAAAGAAACAACTCGAAGACCTCCTCGAACGTGCCAACGAGGAAAAGAAAGAACAGCCAACCGACGGCTACAACAAATGGAACACCAAGGGGCTTAAAAAGCTCATCGACGAGTTCCAAGAAGAAGATAAGCTCCAGGTCAACGACAACAACTCCGACAAGCCGAAGCAAAAGGGTGCGAAGTTCACTATCGTCTTCCAACGTGGCGTCGAAGCTCCATTCTTCATGATCCACACCGGCACGAAGACAACGGTTCGTGAGTGGTCTAACCCTGACCCATCAGGCGATGTTCCCGTCCACTTCCTTTACTGCTACCAAGACTTCGAGAACCCGTACGGTACAGGCATTGTCAAGCTCGCTGGTGGTACGCAGAACGTCCTCGACTACATGCGACAGAGCGACGTCCTCGCTACTCAGCTCGGTTTCCGTCCACCTGTTTCTATCTCAGGCGACCTTACTGGACTTGATAGGGACTCTATCGTCTATGCCCAGGACGCCCAGTGGGAAATCGGCCGAGCAACGGTAAAGCGTGAAGAAATATCTAACCAGATTTACTCACAGCTCCCGAACCGCATCGCCATGTACAAGACGAGCATTAACCAGCTCATTCCAACTGGCGACACCTCAATCTCCGCCGACGCTGGCGACCCTCAGTACTCAAAGACTCCGGCTGGCGTTAAGTTCCAACAGCAATCACTCTCAATAGACGACGAAGACTTCAAAGACAACCTCTACCTGACTTACGAAGCCAAAGCTCGCTCAATGATTAACACCCACTTTGCCAACATGCAGGGTAACGATCTGCGCAAGCTCAACGACGATCACCGTGACGTACTCGCAAAAAGCGGTCTTGAGTTCCCCGTAGACGAAGAGGGCAACCCAACCAACGAACTCAATGTTATCTGGGATGAAGCCCGTGCTGAGTTCACCTTTGAAATCGACGCTGAACAGGACAAGGCCAAAGACGAAGAGCAACGACTCAACGGCCTTCTTCAGGTTGCACGGCTACGAGTCGGTGACCCGATGTTTGACCAGCGACTCATGGTAAGCGGTAAGAAGATTGACGACGGTGAACTGTTCGCAAGTATCATCCAGCTCACCACCGATAACGACAAAATCCTGATCGACGTTTCTCCAGAAGACCAACAGGCTCAAAAAGAAGAGCAGCTGATTGCTGAACAAGAGGCCATGATACAGGGTCAAGAACAACCGGTCGAAGAAGCCCCTTTTGAACAACCCATCGAAGAACCCCAGGTTTCTGAAGAAGACGAAGTTGAACAATACGTCGCTGCGTTGATGGAGCAGTACGAGATAGACGAACCAGAAGCCCGAGCGATGGTTGCAGCCGAGGCCCAAGGGTTTAGTCCTGAAGAAATCATGGCCGCACTAAGCCGCCGACAAGGAGCCGTAGATGTCCAGGGATGATAGCGTTCTCTACTCCGGCATGAGCTCGCAGAGTTTTGCGAAAGTTCAGCAGAAAAAAGCCGAAGTCAAAGAGGTCAAGAACGAAGCCAAGAGCGCGCTCGAAAAGAACGCTCACGTAGTCCTGACCCGTCTCGACAGCGAGATAGCCTCTATCCCAAAGCAGATATTTGACCTCGTTGCTCTAAACGACACAGAGGAGCACTACAAAGCAAGCCTTATCGCCCTCAAGAAATACGACAGCTACCTTGTGTCTCTCCGTGGCGAGTTCATCAACATCCTTGGACTCAAGGGAAAAAGCGATGAGTAGTTACGACGACTACAAGGCCGAGATCAAAGAGGCTCAGAAAGACAAGTCTTATAGCGAGATTAAGCAGGACATGCAAAAGCAAGCTGTTGATACCGTTGACCTCAATAACATGCCAAGCCAAGAGCACCACTGGGTAGACCGGGGGCTTGTTTTGTCATGCGAAGGAGGCAGTCACCCGAACCACCGTTCCTTTAAACGACAGAGGTAATACAGACGGGTGGCTTCCCAAATAGAGGCCATCCATCTGTGCGACCTCCAGCACCGCCCGCCTGAGCGTATCAGTGAAAGACACCGATCTATAACGTGATTAACAAAGGAGTGACTATATGACTGCAACAGCAGCTCAGAGTGACGCTGATACTGGCCTATCAGAAGAACTCGAAACGTCTACTGATGTGGATGAAAACGCCATCGAGAACATCGAGATAGACCTCGACGAACTCAAAGACGATGACGAATCTGACACCGACACCAAGGATGAGGCGGCCACCGAACCCGAGGAAGAAGTCGAAGAAGAAACAAAAGAAGACGAGTCTGAAGAACCCGAGGACGTAGAGGAAACTCAGGAAACCGAGGAGACAGAAGACGAAACCCAAGAGGACAAGCCTTTATCTAAAGCCGAACAGAAACGTCTCAACGACGAATACGCCAGGCGACGGATAGCTGAAAAGCAACTCAAAGAGGAACGTGAGGCTCGTGAACGCGATGACCTACAACGCTACTTAGACGAGGCGCAAGACGACCAAGAGGAACTAGCCAGGCGGGAACTCCAAGTCGAGAAATACAATCTCGATAAGGAAAAAGCCCAGATCGCAACAGAAAAGTTAGAAATCGGACTAGATAGGGCAATCTCTGAGATCGACCTGTTTCGCACCGGCTCTGACGAAGTAAAAGAAGAACTGGCAAACTCACTCGATGACTTCGAGCGAATGTATGTCAGTAGAGACGGAAACGGCAATGTCGTTGAAGTCCGAGCAGACATACACCAATACTTAAAAACTAAATCTGAATCCATCCGTCGCTTGACGGGTATAGGTGCTCAACAAGAGGCAAAGGCTAAAAAAGTAGCCAAGTCTCGAACCGACACCCCGCCGACAAGAACACCAAAAGAGCCAGCAACAGACCCATACCTCGAAGCCTTCCTAGAAGAAGCTAACAGGGGGTAATAGGCTCTCCGGGGATGGGAGGATTCACGGAGATAAACCACAATGGCTATTAACTTAACTAGCAAGTTTCAGAAGGCAACTTCTGACATCTTGAAAGCCGGAGCAGCTACCAGCTCAATCGTCAACGATCGCTGGGACTGGGACGGCGCAAACGCTGTAAAGGTCTACACACTTGCAGACCCTACAGTTGGTAACTACGACCCTACTGCTGCATCAGCACGTTACGGTACGCCAGCTGAAGTGCAGGACACGCTCCAGACTTTCACGCTGACTCGTGACCGCTCATTCAGCTCTGTAATGGACAACCTGAACATCCAGGACACAAACGGTGTTCGTAAGCCTTCAGCCTACGTTGCACAAGTTGTTAAAAACAAGATGATTCCTGAAATCGACACCTACCGCCTTGCAGCACTTGTTACTGCTGGTGGTGCTAGCCGATCTACAAGCATCGTTGCCGCAGCTGCTTCAACTACTGCTAACGCTTACACGAACTTCCTGCTCCTTAACG